AACGTCGCGATCATCGTGGAGATCGCAGGCGACAAGGAAGACCGGCCGACGGCATTGAAGGCCGCGACGTGGCTCCTGGAGCACAACCGCTACACCGGGCCTCGCTACCGCACGAACCGGCCGACGAAGCTGGATCGTGAGGCGGCGCAGCGCGAGGCCGAGCGGCATGCGCGGGACATGAAGGAAGGGATGCAGGCCGGATCATCAAACGAGCCGACCGTGTTCCGCGTGGACCTGAGTTTCCCGGACCGTCCCGAGACCAAAGAGCCAGCGTGAGCACCTGGCACTTCAAGCCCGCGCCCAGGCGCCCCGGAACGCAGCTCACATGGTTTCAGTCGTGGACGTTCCTGAAGTCTCGCGAGCGCCGAAACACGGTTGGTGTGGCCGCTCGCCGCTCAGGCAAGACCGTCGGCGTGCGAGCCAGAATCATTGACGCGTGTCTTGACTCCGCACCAGGCGACGTAGGGTATATGGCGCCGACGCTCGGGCAAGCAAAGCGCCTCATGTGGCGCCCGCTCATGCGGGACTTGCGCGATCCAGCCGCGAAAGACTTTCTCGAAGGCCGTCCGAATCATTCGGAGTTGTCCGTCGAGTTCAAGAGCGGCGTTCGGCTCTACCTGTACAGCGCGGAGGCTTACGAACGCGTCCGCGGCGACGGCTTCAAGCTCTTCGTGACCGACGAAAGCGACGATCCGCTTTTCGCTCCCGAGGTGTTCGACGAAGCGATCATGCCAGCGTTGTCCGACAACCTAGGGCACCTCATCCAAGTTGGCACGCCGAAGGGCCGCGGGCGATTGTTTCAGGAGTACCGCAAGGGGCAACCCGGTGAGCACTTCGATCCCGACTACGCATCGATCCAGGTCCCCGCGTGGGAGGCGGGCATCATCTCCCGCGAAGAGATTGAGCGTGCGCGCCGTACCCGACCGAAGCGCGCCTTTGAGCAGGAGTACGGCGCAACCTTCCACAGCCCGATCGGTCTCATCTACGACGAGTGGAACGAGGATCGGCACGTCGTGGAGGCGCACCAGCTTCCGCAACTTGAAGACTTTGACGAAGTGATCGTTGGCGTTGACTTTGGCACCGCGGCGCGCGGCGCCATGATCCCGATCGGCATCGATCGTATCCGCGTCCCCGCTGTCGACGACATGGACGAAGGCGAGTTGTCCCGCGCGTGGATCGTGGAAGAGTACAGCGAAAGCGGCCTCGCCTACGCGGACCGCAGCGGAGACCGCAAAGGCTGGTGGGGCATCGCTCGCGACATCCAGCGGCAGTGGCATCCCACAACTTGGTACTACGACCCTGCCGGCGGGTCCGGAGAGGCCACAGATGCGCGCGCCGCTGGGCTTGGCCGGCAGCTCGCGGAGGTTGTCCACTCCGTGGATCCTCGCGCGAAGGTGCTTCCCGCGGACAACCGCGTCGGCCCAGGAATCGCAGCCGTCCAGCAGCACTTGCACTACGACGATATGCTCGGCGAGCCGCCGCGGCTCCACGTGCTCTCGTCCTGCAAGTGGACGATCAAAGAGTTCGGGTCGTACCGATGGGCCGGCGTTCGCGGCGCAGACGACGAGTTTGAGGACCGCCCCGTGAAGAGCAATGATCACGCGATGGACGCCGTACGGTACGGAATTCATACGCATTTGTACTCGCCGCGCATCAGCACCAGGCGTCGCGAGACGTCGTGGGAAGACCGCCCCGCGTAGCCGCCACTGAGAACGCCCTTGGAACTTCTGACCGTTCTCGAGCACCCCGAGCGCATCATCGAGACCGAGCGCTATCGTCGGATCTCGACGCTAGAGGCCTACTTCAAGGGGTCGCAGTACGACAAGCGCCCCGACTGGTACACCGGCCTCGGAAACGACGGCCAACAGGTGCCGCTCCGCGAGCGCCGGCCGTGCATCGTCACGCGCCTCCCCGCCGCGGCCGTGCGCCAGGTGGTACGCTTTACACTGGGTGAGGGACGCTTCCCGAAGATCGAGGCCGTCCCGACAGACGAGGCCTCGGCGGTCGCCGGAGTGACTATCTCCGAGGCGGAAGCGGCCGACCTGACGCGGTACATCGAGGCGCTCGCCAAGGACTGTCACCTCAAAAGCGTCGCGATGCAGTTCATGCGCACGGCGCTGGCGTACTCCTCCGCGGGAGCGGTCGCGTCCGTTCGTCGCGGGCACTTCACATGGGACATGCCCCGGCCGCAGCACTGCTGGCCGTTTTTCATGCACGACGACCCAATGGAGGACGTCGAAGCACTGGTGTGGTGCTACCCGTTCAACAAGATCATCGAGGAAAACGGGAAACTCGTCGAGCGGCAGCACTTCTTCCGGCGCGACTACAAGCCCGAGGAGATCGCGGTGTACAAAGACGCGCTGGCGCCACCGATCTTCGGGACGTACGTGGAATGGCAACGGGACGAGGCGAAGACGAAGCCCAACGACCTCGGTTTTTCACCCGTCGTGTGGGTCCGGCACTCGCCCGATCCCCACTGTTTCGACATTGACGGCGCGGGTCTCTACGAGCCGCACCTCGAAGAGTTTGATGGCCTCAGCTTCGCGCTGTCGCAGCAGCACCGCACCATCCACTACCACGGCTCGCCGCAGCCCTACGAAACGGGCGTCGACGATGACGAGCAGCCGGGCGGCATTGCTCGGCAGACGCGCCCCGTGAAGGGCCCAAACAACCAGCCGGAGTACGGCGGCGTCATGGCCGGGCCGTTCGGCGTCAACCCGAAACCTGCGCGCAAGATGTCGCCCGACTCGATCTGGAGCTACCGCGGCAAGGCCATGCTCGGCATGCTGGAAACGTCGGGCAAGGCGTTCGAGATCGGCGAGAAGCACGCGAAGAACATCCGCGCCCGCGTGCTCGAGGCGATGTCGATCGTCATGGTCGACCCCGACACCGCGGCCAAGCAGGACATCACCGGCATCGCGCTCCAACGGCTCTTTGCTCCGATGCTCGCGCTCGTCGACGAGCTGCGCGAATACTACTGGGAGCACGCGCTCGCAAAGATGATCGGCGTCATGCTGCGCATCACGGCGCAGCTCAACGGCGTCGGGATCCTGGTCCCGGGCGCCGTGCGCGCCGCAGCGATCCTGAAACGCTTCTTCGTCCCCTTCGAGGGCGAGACGCTGTGGGTTGCTCCGCAGATGACCCCCACATGGGGCGACTACTTCTCCCCGTCGCCCGACGAGATCAAGGCCGCCGTCGAGTCTGCGAACGCAGCAGTCGATGGCAAGCTCATCACCGCCGAAACGGGGACGCGCTACGTGGCGCCGTACTTCGGCGTGGAGAGCGCCGAGGACGAAGCCGAAGACGTGGTCGAAGAGGCACAGGCCAAGGACGACGCGAACAAGGAAACGCTGCACGCCGCGCAGAAGACGCTCATGACGGGCATGGAGCAGAAGCCCATGGCGCCAGCGGAGCCGGCGGCGGAACCGGCTGAGCCCGCGGAGCCGCCCGAGGCCGAGTGAGCGGCGAAGAGACCGCTGCCGCTCTTCTCCGAGCGGAGGGCACCGCCCTCGCTTCCCTTCGCGGCATCGTGGCCGCCACAGTTGATAGTGTCGCCTCGCACAAGGCCGCTGTGGCCCTCGCGGGACGCGTCGGCGCTGCTGTACTCCCCGCCGCACAGAGCGCCCGCCTGATGGCAAAGCGTGTCGGGAATCGCACCCTCCGCGCGGACCTCGGCAACGCGCTTCAACAGCCCGTCATGATACGCGAGCCCGCCCCGTTGTCTCCCGCCGAAGAGGCACAGGCCGAACGGGACGCCGCGGAGATCGCTGCCGCCATCGTGGTGCTTACCGATCGCCGCCTTGCCAAAGGCCGCGTGTTCGGTGAGGCGCTGGCGCGCGACCTCGACGGGCGCATTCGCCGCATCGCCGCAACCACGGCTTCGCAAGGCTTCAACGCCGAACGCGAAGAAGCCTCGGCGCAGTTCGCAGAGGACCCCGAGAACAAGTTCCTGCCAATCATCCTGCGCCGCTGGAACGCGCTCTTCGATGCGTGTCCCGTGTGCCGCGCGCTAAACGGCCAGACTCGCCCACTGGGCATCTCTTACGAGCGCGGGCAGGTGCCCGGCTCCGCACATCCATTTTGCCGCTGTTTCAGCACCATCATGCCGATCCCGATCTACGTGACCCGGTGACGGCCAAGAGGAAAATCCACATGAAAAAGAAGACCAAGCCCGCTCCGAAGCCGCCCTCCAAGCCGTCGCCCAAGGGCACGAAGAAGGGCTGCTGACCGTGGCCTACTTCTGCACCAGGACCGGCGTGCGCATCGTCGCTCCCGGTACTGTCGACACCGCGCCTCTCCACGACGGAAGCCCCGCCGCGGACGAGGCCGAGGGCGCCGTGCGGGTGTTCATCGCGCGGTCCGCGGCCAAGGCGGGTATCGACCCCGACAGCGTGCCGCCGCCCGATGCTGCGATGTGCGCGCTCGCGGCGAAGCACGCCGCGGAGATCCTCGGCAAGTCCAAGCCCGGGGACGACAAGCCCAAGGGTTCCGACAAGCCCAAGGGCAACCCCGACAAGTGATCACCGGCGCCCACGGCGCCCACTGCCACTCTCACCTATAGGAGGCCACCATGGCCGTCACGTCTGGGACGGTTCACGCCGTCGACACCCTCGAATCGCTCGCCGGCCAGGTCGGCACTCTCAACGTCGCGCGCATCCTGTTCACCATGAGCGGGACCTACGCGCAGGCCGACGACTCCATCCTGACCGGCGTCGCCGCGCTCATCAGCGCGAGCCGGCGCAACGGCAAGACCATCGCCCTCGTCGACTGCATGTGCGGCTCCGAGGCCATGAGCACGACCGGCACCACGCTCGCGCTCAAGACCCCGGCGATCTCGTCGGCCGACATCACCTTCACGCTCACAACGGGCGGCTTCTCGACCGAGCATGCGGACGCCACGGCGATCCCTGCGCAGGCTCGACCGTTCTGTCTGCTCGTGAGCTTCACCGAGGCGTGATGCCCCTCGCCCGGTAGGCGCTCGCGGCGCCGCTGGACGATCTCCCCCCTCCGCGAAACTCCACCTCGGCTCACGCGGCCGTCATCGCGTGTATCGGAGTCATGTCTACCGCAGCCCCCGATGGGACGGCGCCCGCCGCTCCCGCAGTCCCCCTCACGCCC